TATCTTCTTTTTTATGTATATTTGCCGTCACTTTGCTGTAAAAGTTGACGGCATTTTGCATTTTAATAAAGAAAGATAAAACATGAAAGTAAGATTTATAAGCCTGGCGAGTGGCAGCAGTGGGAACTGCTATTATCTGGGTACTGATACCTATGGAATACTGATAGATGCCGGTATCGGCATCCGTACCATCAAGAAAACACTGAAAGATTTCAATATTCTGATGGAAAGTATACGTGCCGTATTTGTAACGCACGATCATGCGGATCACATCAAGGCTGTAGGGCATTTGGGGGAAAAGATGAATATACCTGTTTACACCACGGCTCGTATTCATGAGGGGATTAATCGTAGTTATTGTATGACGGAAAAGCTCAGCACATCGGTTCGTTATCTTGAAAAGCAAGTGCCTATGATGCTCGAAGATTTCCGTATCGAATCTTTTGAAGTTCCTCATGACGGGACGGATAATGTAGGATATTGTATAGAAATAGACGGCAAAGTCTTTTCTTTCTTAACCGACTTAGGGGAAATCACTCCGACGGCGGCAGATTATATCAGCAAGGCAAACTATCTGATTCTGGAAGCGAACTATGACGAAGAAATGCTTAAAATGGGACCTTATCCCCAATATCTGAAGGAACGGATCATGAGCAGGACCGGACACATGAGCAATTCTGCTACTGCTGAATTCCTGGCAGAAAATATCACCGAGCACCTGCGTTATATCTGGTTGTGTCATCTGAGCAAAGACAATAATCATCCGGAGCTGGCATATAAAACGGTAGAATGGAAATTAAAGAACAAAGGTGTAATTGTAGGTAAAGATGTGCAACTACTTGCTTTAAAGCGAAATACGCCTTCTGAGCTTTATGTGTTCGAATAATAACGAAAAAAAGATAGTAAAAAAGCTGCATTATTGTTTGGTCAAATGAAATAAAAGACCTACTTTTGCAACCGCAAACGAGGAAATAAGCACTCTTAGCTCAGTTGGTAGAGCAACTGACTCTTAATCAGTGGGTCCAGGGTTCGAATCCCTGAGGGTGTACTAGGAAAAAGGAGGTTTTTGCCTCCTTATTTTGTTGGTTTACAGCAGATTAATTGAATAGATGTTGTATGAATTGACATCTAAAGGAGTATCAAAAGATAGTACTAATTACGTCAAACTATGACAAGGTATAGTAAATAGTGACATATTTGTGATACCAATGCGATACTAGGGGGTGATACCGGTGTGATACCAATGTGATACCCGGTGTGATACCAGACGTAAATCTTCCCAATTTCTCCTTATCTACATTTATCAATCATACTTAAAGTAAAAGTATGAACAATGTATCTGTACGGCTCGTCTTTGATAGAAAGCACGTAGCCACCAAAAAACGTCAATCCTCCGTACAAATGGAGGTTACTTATCAGCGGAAACGCAAGTATGTCGGAACTGGCATAAAACTCTATTCCGACCAGTGGGGCAAAGACCTGAAAGTTAAAAATCACCCCCAGTCATTAGTGTTCAACCAAAAGTTGAATGATATGGTGTCTGGGATATATGATTTTGTCTATCAGCTCTCTTCTCAAAACATTCCTTTCACCTTTGAAAGATTGGAACGGTATTTGAACAATTCGGAATCCGGAACCACAAATTCATTTCTGTCCTTTATGGAGAAACGGATATACGAACGGCAAGTTACTGATTCAACGAAGCAAAGGCAGAAGTGTGTACTAAAAGCACTGAAAGAATTTGGCAGGATTAAGGATTTTACTGATATTTGTGACGAAAATATCAGAGCATACGATGAATTCGCCAAAAAACGATGCAAATGTCAGTCTTCGGTATATAATTACCACAAGATACTGAAAGTGTTTGTAAGAGAAGCATACGCGGCTCATTTGATTTCAGAGAATCCATATCAGAATTTCAAATTAGATCGCGGCAAACGTGTAGCAAGAAAGTTCTTGACTAAAGAGGAACTAGCTAAACTCGAAACTAAACAGATTGATGATATGTGCCTGAATCGTGTGAGAGATCTTTTCTTGTTTTGTTGCTATACTGGTTTGGCGTATGCTGATTTGGCAATTTTCAACTTCAAAGATGCTATAATGACAGACGGAATGTATAGAATACGAGATGAGAGAATAAAAACCGGAACTCCTTATAATA